CTGGCAGACCGCAGCATTGACCCGTTCGCCGTGTATTCAAGCGAAAGCCCCTGATGTCCGAGCCGCGTAGTCGCCAAAGATGACGACATGGCAACTTGACCAACAGCCCCATCGAGGTCGAACTGAGCGACAGTTTGGTCGGCGGCGTACAAAACATAAAAGCACCGACCCACCTCATCAGCGACAAAACCTTGCGGCTGGTAGCGACCAGTCCCGCTGATGACAAAAAATCTGGCATACGCTTGATTTGCGCTCTTAATCGCCGAGTATTCGTGCGCGAGGCTCAAGCGCGCGTCGACCTTTGCCCCGAAAGCGTTGTTCAGGTCATCATGCGAAAGAACCTGCCCCTTAGAGAACGTCGTCCCCATTCGGAATCCTATAAAAAAGCCGCCCTAGTCGGCGGCTGCGACTCTTATTCATGTCGGCTTAAAGCAAACTCGACTCGTCGATGACGAAGTTGTAATCGAGACGCGAATTAGCCACGCTAAGATCGCCTTGGATCGAAACCCATGCGATCGTCGCGGCGGGAAGCACGGATGCGATTGCGGCATAGATCGCCGCGTCGGTGACGCCGCTCGTCATATCGCCAACATCCGCATAGGACGCGCGCGAAGGTGTCGCATAGCCCCCCGGCGATGTGCCGTATCCCTGAACGTATGGAATGCCGGAGCCGGATGGCCGGTATGCGGTTATGAACGCCTGATAGTTGAGCAGCAGCGAGCCATATGCGCCCGCCACGCCATAGCCGAGCGTGTTTGTCGCGTAAGCGCCCGTATCCTGCGGTCGAGTCGGCTCGATGATGGTCGGCGCGCGCCCGGTGAGGTCCGTCAGAATCTTCGTCACAGCCGCGCGTGTGCCGCGCTCTCGGATGATGTTGATTTTGATGCGCGTGCGATATGCAGCGTCCGTCTCGTTTTGCAGCCGGAGCAGACCGGACGGGCCGAAGTAATCCGCCGCCGAAATGTCGAGCCATCCATCGGTTGACGTTTGCAGCCGGGTTTGTGCGAGCAGATACACATACGCCGCATAGACCGTCACGAACGCCGACGCGATGCCGCCGATCAGCGCGTCGAGAATGGGCGAACTGGAACCGAACCAGCCCGTCGGCATGCGCGCCTTGATGCGCGCGAAGAAATCCGCTTGATCACCTGTCGCCATCAAGACACCGAAATGGTCGAGGATTTGATGACCTGCTGATTCGTCGCCGCGAGGTCAACCGTCGCGCCGTTGATCGTCAGGGTGAGCACGCTCAACACGTCGCTTGATGCGTCAATCGCGATCTGACCGAGCTTGAAGTAGGGCAACTTCGCGCCGAGCGGTAGCGTGTTGATGTACGTCGAAATCGCAGACTGCACGAGCGCGCACGTCGTAGAGTGATTGACGCCGGTCGATGTCGTTTGCAGTGTCATCACGACGCTTGCATTGACGACCGTCGGCGCGAACACGCCGAACGTCGAAGTGAACGGCCGCACCGCGTCGATCGCGTTATAGACGGCCGATAGCACAGGCGAACTCGGCGCTCCGGTTCCGTCATCGACGACGACGAAGAAATACCCCATCTGCGTAACGCCGGCTTTCGTCTGGTTCTCGACGATCGCGTATGTGAAGTTCGATCCGAGCGCCGTGATCGCCGCGCCGATTGCCGCTTTCGTCGCCCGCGCGAGTGACGCGAGGTATCCGACAAAGCGCGTGCGCGCGGCGGCGTCTGTCTCCGCATCGACGCCGTTCGTGAAGGGCAGGGCGTTCGTCGCCGTGTCGACAAACGGAATCGACTGATAGAGCACGGTGATCGTGTTCGCGCTCACGTTGCCCGACGAATCCGGCAGACTGAGCGAGTTTGAGCCGGGCGTGATGCTGACGACCGCGCACGTCACCGAGGCTTGACCGGCCGCAATGACGAAGCCGCCGAGCGTCGCGCTATATGCCGCGTTCGTTGTGTCCGCGACCACCTTATATTGCTGCGTGCCGTCGCCAGTCTGAACGATCGAGCCGACCGGGACGAGCGCTTGCTGCGTCGTCGTGAAGCGCGAGAACGTGACCGAGCCGCTTGCCGCTGTCGGCGCGAGCCGCGTGAAGCCGTATTGAGCGAACCAGGTGTCGAGGTCCGCGCCATTCGACGTCGCCGCGCGCGTCAGTGCGATCGCGTTCAGAATCAAGCCCTGAAGCCAGAGCGCGACCCATGCCGTACCCTCGCCGATGGCGCGGAGCACCGAGCCGATGACGAAGTTCACGAGCGACGAGGCGGCGCCCTGCACAGTCGTCGCGAACCCGGTCAAGATTTGCGTGAATGATTGGGTATTGACGCTCATTGATTGATGTCGAAGGAGAGGGTTTCAGTCGTGCCGGTGATCAGGTCCGCGTACTGGATATTGATCGTCGCGCCGTCGTTAAACGGCGTAATGTCGATCGTCGGCGAGGGATTGCGTGCGACACCGGGAAACGAGACGACAACGCCGCGCACGATCGCACGAAGTTCCGCGACGTTGAGCGTCGAGCCGACGCGCCGCGGCAAGCCCGCGCCGAAGGTCGGGTGATCGGAATAGTCGGCGGTCGCGAGCGGGTTGCCGGCGCGGTCGGAAAGCGCCGGGTTCGTGAGCAGCGCGCGGAGGATTTGCTGTTGCGTCGTGTCGCTGCTATCGGCGAGCAATAGATCACCGGAGGCAGAAACCGTTAGGTCGTTGCTCCAGAAATGGTAGATGTCACTCATACGGGCGCCCCGGTGTTGCTCGAACCCGACTGAACGCCGCTGTGCGTGTGCGTGCTGCCGATGCTCTTGCCGTTGTTGGTGATCGTGCCGGTTGTCGCGAGGTTGCCGGTGATCGTCGACGTCGCGCCGGTTCCGTTGTCGCCCGATACCGCCATGCCGCCTTGCCCCGTCATCGTCTGCTTGACTAGCAGCGTGTTATCCATCTGCACCGGGCCGACGAAATGGTGCTGCGTCGCGGTGTACGTGATGCTCGACGTCGCGGTGACGGTGATCGTGCCGTCGCCGTTGAACTTCATCGCGCTGCCCGACTTGTGGACGATGTACGTGTCGCCGCTTGGCACGGCGGGCGGCATGTTGACGTTCGAGAAGAAGCGCCCGACGATGCGCGGCGCGTTCGGCGAGGCGTTATCGAACGCGACTTGCACCATGTCGCCGATGTTCGGCCCGCACACGATGCCGAAGCCGTTGCCGACGCCTGCCGCGCCGAGCGGAATCCACCCGGCAACCTCGACGCCTTCCGGCTGAATCGCGACCTTGACGGCGTGCTTTGCCGGGTCATACGACGTAATGAGGCCGGTTCGCGGCGTCGTCAGGTCGAGCATCGCGAGCGCCGCGCGCTGACTCATTGCGTTAGCGAGACGGCTCAATTCGCCTCCTGCGTGTCGGGTGAATGGTTCTTGGCGCTGACGTGCAGCGTGTAGCCGTTCTCGAAGTCGAGCGCGCGCCGCAGCGAGTCGGGGTAGTAGGTTTGATCGAACGCGGTGCCGGTGCCGCTCAATGCGATCAGGCTCGATACCGTGAGCGCGTCATTACCCTGCGCGGGAATCGTGAACTCGCATTTCATCTCGTGCTGGATGATCTGTGCGTACTTGGCTTGCGCGAACTGCAAGACTTTCTCTTGCGTGAGGTTCGGGACGCTGTAGTAATACGTCTGCGATCCGCTGCCGATCTTCGATGCGCCAGGCTTGACCGTCGTTTGCTTGCTCGGCGGATAAGTCGACGTGAAAACCTGCTGCGCGGCGTCGTTCCATGACCGCACGACGACGACGATGCCTTTCGAGACGGTCAGCGCGCGCTCCAACTTCAGCCCTTCGACATTGCTCACTGAGTAGCCGGTTTCGGCGTCGGGCGGCGTCCAGTTCACGCGGAAGGGCGTCACCGTCGCCGGATCGACCTTCGGGTGAAAGTTCAGCGTTTGGCCGTCAACCCACACGTTGTATTGCTCATGGCGCGCCAGCTCGCAGAGCAAATCCCATTCGGTGCGCGCCGCGGTCATCTTGTCGTGATCGATTTCGTAGAACTTGCCGGCGAGCGTCTTTGTCGGCGTCACACTGGCAGTCATGCCGTGCCGCTGCGCGAGGATTTGCGCAATCTGCGACGACGTTTTGTTTTGCCATTTCTCGGTTGTTTTCGCGTCGATGAAAACTCGCGTGAGGTCGCGACCGGAGAGGTGAATAGTTCCGGAAACCGGGTCATATTCGAGCGTATCAACCTGCCCGTAAATCAGCGAGGTCAATTCCTGCGCTGTCCAATTCGTCGGGTCATCCGGAATGCCCGCGAAAATCTCGACGTAAATCTCGGCCTGACTCGAAAGCCACTTCAAATCTCGGTCGGGCGGCAGTTTGCTCGCGGCGAACGTGATCGAAAAGGTGTCCGCGCTCGCAAAGTTGTTGTTATCGACTTCGAGCGCGATCCACCCTTTGATCGCCGTCAGAGGTTGACCCTTGCCTGCGAGTGTCACCGCGCCGCGTACCGCCTGCGCGGTGTTAGGCATCTAGCACGCCTCCTGAGTCGCCCGTATATGGCGGGATGGTGATTGTTTGATTGCCGCTGATGTTCGTGTCGCTCCCGAGTTGCGGATTCGCCTTCTGCAACGCCGTCCACCCGCTGACCTTGCCGTAGAACTTCGAGGCCAGGTCGAACAGATTGCCGCCGCCGACCTGAACCGACTTCGTGCCGCTGTTGATCTGTCCGAGGTTCGACCCCATGCGCCCGAGCACGCTATTCAGTTGCACGAGCGCCGCTTGATTCTGCATGGCGTTGATCTGCGTGCTGATGTTCGCCACCTGGCGCGATAGCGGGTTGCTCGGCAAAATGCCGCCGAGTGTCGTCACACTCATCAGCGTGTTTTCGGTCGACGAGATGAGCACTTGCACCTGCGATCGCACGGCGTTGAGCGGTTGCAGCACGCCGTTGATCGTGCTCTTTGCCGCCTGCGCGAACGACGAGACAGAACTAATCGCCGAGTTGAGCGTCGCCATCGGCGCGGCTAGCGAAGGGAAGTTCGACGAGAGCGATGTCGCGGTCGAGAGGTCCGTATTGATGAGTTCGTCGACGCCCGGCACGGCACCGCCGCCGTCATCGTTTAGATAGTCTTGAACGACCGTGCA